CCGCCGTACTGCCGCCAATCCAAATTTTATCAGCCATTTTTAAACCTTATTTTTTGATTCCTGGTTGTCCGGGCCACGGCATCACGCCGCCGATCCCTTTTAAGGCCACGATCGGGAAGACTTGGCCGTTATGAACGCCTGTATGTAGTTGGTTGTTGCCGCCGTAGCCGCACTTAGTGTAATCGGCTTCGTAGATCCCCATTGCTTGGAAGTCACCGTCAATAAAAGTTTTTGTGATTGCGAAGTATGGACCGCAAGGCCCTTGCTGAACGTCGCCAACGCTGCCGCCCTGAAGCAATGAGCCGCATGGCCGGTTATTAAATCTTGCATCTTCGTCTGCCCCTGGTGCCGGCGACATTGAATCTGGCGGGCAATGCTTTTCATCCCTCAAGTCAATGCCGAGTGCAGCGTTTTGCTTTTCTGTTTCTTCTAGGTCAATCTTTCCAACGCCGTCCATTAAATCTTTTTTAGCTTGGCTTTTGTCGGTGCCAAGTTGAAAAGTGGTGACGGTGCGCTGCAACAGAGTCACCTCAATTTGAGGCGACGGCATGACAGGAGTTCCGCAACTGTTTTTTAAAGCAACATCTTTCATTGCTCTAATTGTTGTCGTTGTTTCTTTGTCTGGGGGCAAACATGCACCTCGACCGCCGCCGAAATCGTTGCCTTTGCCGCCTTTGCCGGCATCCCGCCCATTTTCTTGCTTTGCGTGGTCGTCATAAGACGCTGACACCGTGTAAGTATTTTTGTTTCCATCGACAGCGTTAACTGAACAAGATCGAAGCCCAAAATTCTGACCGCCTCCTGGCGGCTTTTTGGGAACAAGTCCAATAATTTTTAATGTTTCTGCTCCAACATGCGCAGCGGTTGTAATTACTGCAGTGCTTTCATAAATAAAATTTACGTTGACAGCAGTAACGCCATTCTCAACGGTATAATTCCCGCCTATCTGTGTCGCTTTTAATTCTGCCATTACGCTCCCAGTCCTACCTCAATAACATCTGCAGATGGAGCGTTGCCGCCAGCTACACGCTCACCGCCAAGCTTTCCTAGGTTACTGTTTATGTTCTTGAGTTCTCGCAGTTGATCAGTTGCAATTTTTGTGCTTTTCTTTTGAAAAGTTGCCAGTGGGTTTTCTTTTTTAAATTGTGCTTTTGCTACTTGCTCAAACATCTCCTTTGAACCTGCACGCACTAAATTAGTAGTCGCCGCCTTAGCTGCTTCTTCAGATCCTTTTTTCCAGGCGTCCATTAGCTTTTGCTCTGTGTCTCGCCTTGCCGTTTCTTGAGCTTCAACCACTTTATCAACGTCGCTCTGTATTTTAGCATTCACGTTTTGCGTTAGCTTTACTGCTTGCTCTTCTGTAATCGCTCCGGCTTTTCTAAGTTCGTTAATTTCATCTAATTGTTTTTTGTATTTGTCTGCTTGCGTTTCTAAAGTTGACAGCAATCGTTTTGCTGCACGCTCTTGATCCTTAGTTTTTTTGTTGATTTCGTCTTGCAGTTTTTTGTGTCGCTCAAGTTCTTTATTGTGCGTTTTTTGCAATTCGTTTAACAGCTTTTGCCCCTCTGAGAAATCAATATTGTTTTCTTTTGCTTCGACTATCATTGCCGCAAGCTCTTTCATGTCCTTCACTCTTTGCTTGTCTTTTTCAGCAATTCGCTCGGATAGGCTTTCCATTTCAGAAAGTGACATGGCAGAAATGTCTTCAACCTTTGGAGCGTCTGGCGGTGCAACTCCTATTGCAGATGTTTGGTTTACTTTGTCTGCTTGCTTTTGCAAATCTTCAACGCTTTTTGTTAATACTCCAACCTGTTCGCCTGCTTTCTCTGCGCCTTCTTCAATTGGGCCAAATATCGCATCAATGCCTAATTCAAGAGCCATTGCACCTGCCAGCGATCCAAGCGCGGTTACTAGTCCGACGCCAGTGGCTGCTTGAGCAACAATCGCTGCTTTGGCAAGATTTTTGAGCGTCTTTATCATTCGAATCATTGCTGGTATTACAGCAGTGAACGCCGCAATTCGCAAAAATTTTAACGATGAATTGAACGAAATTAAGCCGCCAGTTGCTTTACTCATTCCATCGCCAATAGCTTTTGCCGTTTTGGCCATCGATGTTAAGCCTTGGACTACGCCAATAGCACTGTCGGTTATTTGGTTAAGAACAGGCAGAAAAGCTTCGCCGATCTCAATGCCAAGCATGCTGATATTGTCAATAAGAGTGCTAAACTTTCCCGCAGTTGTTTCACTCATTCTCGACATTGCTTCGCTTAATTTCCCGCCTGCGCCAGCAACATCAAAAAGTGCCTGCTGCAAGTCTTCAAATTTGACTAGCCCTTTGCTGACCATGTCCCTTATAGCTGTTTCAGCAACGCCAAAATGTTCTGCTAGTGCTGGGCCTACAGGTATTGCACGCTCTGCAAGTTGGTCAAGCGTTTCAGCCGTCACTTTGCCCTGAGCTTTAACCTTGCCAAATATCTGCGCAAGTTCCGAAACGCTCGCACCAGATACAGCAGCTAGGTTGCCAAGTACAAACAAATTATCTTGCACGTTCTCAGCTTCAATGCCAAACGCTAAAAGCATTTTTGTTGCTTGTGTTAGGTCGCCCATTTGGAACGGCGTAGAAGCAGCAAACTGCTGCAAGTCTTTCATTGTTTGTTCTGCAATTTCAACCGAGCCCGTTAGCGTTTCGATTGCTAACACATCTTTTTCAAGCTGCGATGCGTCAATAATTCCTTTAGAAAAGAACGCACCAGCTCCACCGATCCCAACAAGCGCAGTTAAAGGCCCAAGCATGCCAGTCAGTTTGCTTGAAAATTTATCTAGTCTAGATGTAGAGCCTTCAACGTCGTTTGTAAATTTGCCAACGCTTGATGCCGCCTTGCTCAATCCTGCTTGCAGGCCAGCAGTGTCGGCAGTCATTCCAACGCCCAGCGTTGCTATGCTAACTCCCACTAAACAACCCTTCCATTACTGCCGCCATATCTTCTGGCGTTTGTGCTTTTTTCTTTTCTTGAGTTGGTAAAAAGTCTTGCGGTTTTGTTTTATTGCCTGCGACGTTTGCCGCAACGCTACACATCAAAGCTGTTTGTTCCCAACTATCTTGGTCTAGCATATTTTTCTTCGTGTATGCCAGCCAGTAGCTGAATTCAATACTGCTAATTTCTTCCTGTGCTCTTGCGACCGACATGCCCAAGTGAGCGGCAATCCTAAACCACCACTCAAGTTCTGGCCGCTCCGCTAGTTTTTTTCAGCATCCTCCACGCTATCCGCTGCCATGCCACAAATCTCCTGGCACTTAGCGTGAAGACGGTCAATAATTTCGCTATTTTTTGCAGCAAGGTCATCAATTTCGTTTATTGAAAACAATGGCTCGCCGCTTTCATCTACTGCGCAGCTAATAATTAAACGCTCGCGAATTCCTCTAAAATCGGCAACGTCGCTTTTATTTTGCGACGACGCCCAGAATTCATAGTCGTTCCGAGCTTTTCCGGTCATCCCGCGAAGCAATATCGATCCACCCCATTCAGGTACTTCAAATTCAATTGTCTTGGCGTCGATTGCTTCAAGGATTTGGTTCTTATTAAGTGCCATCGTTTCCCTTTCCAGTTTACGTTGTCGCTAGTGTCCAAGTGCCGGTGCATTTGATCGTAAGCGAAAAGCTGATGAGATCATCCATCGGTGTGCCGCTTTCCCAGCTCGAAACAAAGCCGCTACCACTCCAGACTTTTGTAGTCGTAGTGCCAATGGTTATGCTGTAAGCAGCCGTTGATCCTGTGATCTGCGGTGCTGTGCCGTCCCAATGACCTTCAACGCTGATCTCGCCGTAATCGACCAAATCGCTAGGAACAAAAGTTCTGCCGCCTGTGGTGGCAAGGTTGCTTGTGTCAATCGATTCGCGGCTTCCGCCTATGCCACTTAATGCCGTAACCGTTCCAACTGCGCCACCGGCAAGCGTAATGCTTGACCCATTTCCTGTTGCTGCCATTTCTCACCTCAAGTTGAATAATAAAACACGTCGCAATCTAGCGACCTTTGGTAAATGTAATCGTCACTGCCATCTGTTGGCGTGATCGCTCCCAAATCGGTTTCGCTCCCTACGTGTGCATTTTGTATGCTTAAGCTTCCCCAGGTTGTGCTTTGCGTGTTTAGTATATTTCTTATTTCGTTTGCAATGTTGACGGCGTCCAAATAGCTGTTTTCTGTATAGCATTCAACGCTGACGCTAGATCGTGTTAGGCTTTCGGTTGTGCCTAGACCGTGAAATTTTTCATTGTCTTCAATTGTAAAACTAACAAACGGAAAAGCTTTGTTTTGCGGTATTGTGTTTGGATAAATCCTAGTTCCTACCAACGCCGTTAATGCCGTTGATCCGCTTAAGACTGAATAGACTGCTGCTTCAATGCCCATTATTTCAAACCGCCTATCGCCGCACCAGCGTCGAGTTTGCCAATGGCTTTCTGCTCCGAACTACTTAAAGGCTTATTTGTTTTTAGCTTTTTAGCTAGCCTTGCACTTTCTTTTGCAACTGCTGGGCCTAGCTGGGTTGCAAGCAATTTAGGAAAATACATCTTTGCGTATTGATGCGATCTTTTACGCCATTGCTGGCGTTGCATGTTCCAGCCGTATTCAAACGCTGCACCGACAGTTATAAATTTGACCGCTCCTTTCCAAGGCATTTGAGCGTTGCGATATTTTTGGCCGCTGCGTGGACCAATTACTGCATAGGTGACGCCAGCTTGCTTGCCGCTTCTGTACGTTCTAACCTTTGACGCAATTGCTTTTTTTAAAAATTTCGTTCTAGGCCCAGTGTAAATATCCGTCTTTGGGTTTTTTCCTTTTGGAACTTCATTTTTCATGAATGTCGTGATTGGCTTGACAGCTTTTTTTGTAGCGTCCCGCATTATGCGGCCGCTGATCTTTTGCGGTAACTGCTTAAGCAGCTTTTGAAGTTCGTGATCGTTAAACACTTTTGCGTTAAGCTTTACTGAGTTGCTAGGCATTTTCGCTAACCGTTAAAAGCAGAGTGTGGTTGCCAAAATCTACATTTTCAACGTCATCTATCCCGAATGTGTGCGTGCTTCCGGCTGTCAGTGTCGCCTTAACTCGCATCTTGCTGTCGATCCCTGCCTGGTAGTGCATTGTGATCTTGTGCGTGCTGTTTGCGGTCTTTTGGTTTGCGCTTATTATTTCGTCGCCTTTTATTTTCTCAATCTTGCCATAAGCCGTTGTATATTCGGACCAACTCTGTACATGCTCACCAACGGCATTGCGTGTGCTGCCGCTGTCCTGCTCGATGCGTAGCCTGTGCCGCATGTGGCCGCTAGGAATAGTCGCCATAGCCTATTGATCCCAGTAATGAACGTACGCCGTGTTCTATTTCTTTGCTTACTGTGCCGGTCAGCACTGCTTCGCGGTTGTTGTAGTAATGTCCGACGATCATTTTAATTGCTTGTTTTGCTTGTTCCGGCACGTTGCTATACCCGCTGACAAATCTGATCTGAATTGCGTCTGCTCGATCTGCGACTGTGGGCCAGGCTCCATCGTTGGGATGAAGTTCTACAAGGCCTG